TTTTATTGTGGTCAACCCACAATAAAAAAAGAGGCGTATTTCTACGCCCCTTACTTTTGCGGCCGACATCAATGTCGCTCGCATATACTATTTTGCATCGTTTATTTCTTGTTTATTTTCTTCTCTAGCCTTGTCTACTGCTGTTTCTCCTAAGATATACATTGCCATAGAGCCTATTGCACCAACAAGCGCTACTATCTTTTCTGTAGTTCCAGCATCTGCATTTAAAAAAGCTATTACACTGACTACTAGTGCAGTAACAGCCGCCCAGAATTTTCTAGACGACAATTTTTGAGCCCAATTAATTTTATCCATCAATATCCTCTCCTTTCAAATCTTCATCAATTTCAATATCACAATCGCTATCTGCATGCTTTATTTCTTTACCCTTAATAAAAGCTAGCCCCCATAATTCAGCCGTTGTGAAGCCAAACCATGCAGCTATTAACGCATCTGATACATAAAAGCCTCTATAATTGATATAGAGTACAGCTATGCAAAATAAAGCGTTCATCGCGATAATCATCGCCACGATCCATTTACTAAATCTCATTTTATTTTAATCTCTCTAAGCGCTCTATCCCAGCCTACTGTATAGCCTAGATTTTCCAATAGTTCGCGCGCTTTTACATAGTTATAGCCATCAATAAGCTTGCCGTCGACAGTAAACTTTTTATTCTGAAAATCAAATTTTACTCTACTTGCCTTATCCATAGCCTTGCCCCCTTTATTCTGCAAATCTTTCATCAGTCTATCCCATGGAAATAGCTTTCCAGGGCAGTTTGGCTTTTCCTTAGGCGCTACCTCATAATGCCCGATTATATGCTCACGATCCACTACGATATCATGACCGTATATGCTCTTAACTTCGTTGATAATATGCTTATGAAGCCATAATGTCGCTTGATACTGCTCCTCAGTTAATGCGCCGCGTCCTTCTTGATAACTATAACCCTCATGTTCTATTGAGACTGTGTATAGATTGGCATTGACAGCCTTGCCCTTGACTATTGAGTTAGTGCTATTTTTATAGTAGTATTTACCTTTGCTATATATCGACGTTCCGTTACACCAAGCGCCGTTGCGTAAATCTACTAGCTGATATATATCTCCATTTCTAGCTACTACATAGTGCGCACTCGCCTTTGATTTTGGATTGCATAACCAACTGACAGCGCCTGCTACAGCGCCCTCAGTTATGTGGTTTACAATCATGATAGGTATTTCTCCGCCTCTGCCATTAAAATGGTTGGGGCTCATTCTCTTTATTATCTTTCTTTCCATACAAGCACCTACCTATTCATAGCCTGCTGAATTAAAAAGATTATGAGACCAATCCACGCGCCTATGACTAAGTTAGTAAAGTGCTTAACACTTTGCGCTATTTCGTCAACTTTTTGTGTGAGGTTACTTATCCTCTCATCAATGGTATATCTGTAGTGTTCAAGTTCATCTAGTCTTGATGAGTGGTTATCCAGCCTCTTATCGTGCGCTTGTATCTTTTCTTCTACGTTTTTTCTGTATGTTTCGCATTGTCTGTCGTCCATGTCATCACCTATTAATCAAAGAATATGCCTTGCTTCATCTTTTCTACTTCTTTTTCTACTTCTTTTCTGAATCTCTTTGGCACTTCATCAATAGTTCTTAATCCATTAAAAACTAAATAAGCATACACCTTAATTCTTGTTTTCGACATCTTCACCGTCTCCTTTCTCTTTTGGCTCTTCTGCAGGCGCTTCTTCGCTCGCATCGTGCGCTTCTTGCAACTCCGCAATCGACATCATAAGCACGTCTATTGACGCCTTTATTTCGTCTAGTCTGTCCGCATTGTCCATCGTCATCTCAAGCGCTGCATCGCTTAATTCTTTCAAGTTTTCAGCCGATGGTATAAATTCCACCGCGCCTTTAACCTCTGCCTCTTTTAATATCGTTATCATTAAATCACCTCTATCTATAGCTATAACCAATCGCGTTTAAGTAACTATCGCCCGCGTCTTTGCCTCTTACTACCTCGACCTTTAGACCGAACGCCCATTTTGCAGCCGTCTTTGTAGTGTTTTTAATAGTGTATATCTTTTCCATCATATCAGTAACTTCTTCCCATGCTGGATTAGCGTCGTTCGCGTTGTTGCATACATATGCCTTAAATGTTGATTTTTCATCAATCTTACGTGATACCGATACTATTGATTGACTAACCTTAGCCGCTGTATCTTTCTTAAATACATAGCCGCAGCCATTTATAGTCTTAGTAAAAGTTACTATCTTTGATGATACACCATCATTTGCATCAGTCGCTTCAATCTTTATGGATATCTCGCCCGCTGGTATTTTAGCGAAGTCTAGCTTGCTAAATGTGTACTTTTGCTCAGTATTAAGTGCAATATCTTTTTTATAATCTAACACTCTTGAACCATACAGAATCCTAACATCGCATTTATCATTTTCAGCATCAGTTACTTTATAAGTAAAGCTAAAAGGCTTATCTTGTTCGCCGTAGCTTGTCTTAGTAAGTACTATCTCAGGCGCACTGTTTACCCTTGCAAATGTGTAACGTCTATAGCTTGTCGCCTTGCTGTCAGTCGCCGAGATCTCAATCTCATTTCTTGCGTTTAGTGTAAGCGAATTAAATCTTGCCGCATCAATCTCAATCTCGTAGTTAGTGTTTAATTTAATATTGTTAATAGTTTTGAGTATAGAGCCATTAAGCTTAGCTACTACGTTTACAGTATCGCTATCTTTATCGCTTACGCTTAAACTGATTTTAAATGGCGCTTTCTTGCCGCCTAAGTCTTCATCTCTACCCGATATTTCAGGCGCAGAATTATTTGTAACAGTGATAGTATTTGACGTTCTATAGCTACTTACCTTGCCATAGCTATCATACGCTTTTACTCTATATTGTACAGTATTCGAACCTACTGTAATAGTGTCTGACAAGCTCCTTGAAGAGCCTTTATATATTTGACTAAATCCTGCATTGTCAGTCTTTTTTTCTAAGATGTAACCAGACAAGTTACCATCTCTATCTGTAGCAGCGCCCCACATCACTGTTATAGTCTCGCCGCCCTTTACGCTTGATGGCACGCTTATTGATGATGGCATGTTTGGTGCACTATTCTTTTCTCTTACATCTTCACAATTACTTTGACAATATCCGCATTGAGTTGTGTTTTCACAAGAACCGCATTCATAATCTTCGCAGTTTTGACAATAAGTTTTACATCTTATTTGGTAGTTAGATTGACAATCATAGCATTGATTCGAATGTTCACAGCAGGACGCTTCCCTTTTATAGTTACAGCTCGTTTCGCAGACACTACTGCATCCTTCCGTATTCATTGGACAAGATACGCTAATCGCCATCGGATTCACTTCCTCGCCAATTTCAAGCCCTAAATCCTTTATATCGTCTTCTTTTAAAGCCATTTTAATTCACCTTCCTTTTCTAACTTCATAATTTTATAAACCTTTTCAATACACGCACGCTCGTACCAACACATTACATAATTTACTATGTGTAGGTCTTTATTTTTAAAGTAGTTATTTATTGAGCAGCCCCCGTTGCATATCCTGCGTTTAATACAAGTCTCGCAATATTCTTTATTGCTACATACTACATTCTGAGTATCAAAACTATCTACAAGCTCTAGCCTCTTTTCATTATCAACTCCGCTATAGATATTGCCTATATTAAACTTGTCGCCAACTTCTGAATTCTCAACCATTTCTTGGCAAGTGTAAATATTACCAGTAATACCAATTGATGCAAATCTACTAGCGCCTAAACCGCAACGTCCACACGCAGGAAGACCTTTTCCGTCTTCTCTATAATCGTCATCCTTAAGCATAGCAATCCTCTTAATATCAGCCCTTGCTCTATCAAAGTGGCTAAAATTCATAGGCTTTCTTCCTGCTTTTAATTCAGCTATATAGTAGTCACAAATCTTGTCAAGCTCTACATCAAGCTCTTCAAGCTCTTTATCGCTCCACTCGCTAAAGACATTTGGTATAAAAAAGCTGTTAGTATAGCCTTTTCTAACAGCAAACATGTAATTATTAAATAGCTCCGTATGAGTTGGTGAGTCAATAGTCGCGCGAAAAGTCATATTTGGATGATATTTAAGCACTAAATCAATAACAGGCTCTAAGCTCTCAAAACTACCCTTTCCATTGTGATATGGTCTATTTTCATCTTGCGTCTTTTTATCGCCGTCGATACTAAAGAGCATGCCGATATTATTTTCATCGAAAAACTCCATAATCTCTTCAGTAAGCAGCGTGCCATTAGTAGTTAGACTTAATTCAAACTTATCGCCGTAAACGTCTCTAATCCATTCAGTAAGCGGCTTTATTATGTCTCTATATCTAAGCATAGGCTCGCCCCCGAAAAAGTTGATAGACGGCGTTACACCGCTTTCTAGCGCATTTCTCGCCAAGAACTTAGCCGCATCTTGAGCTGTTTTATAATCAATCTCTTTAGGCTGCTGACATACAAAGCAGTATTTGCACGCTAGATTGCACTTTTGCGTCACATTTAAAAAAGCAGATGAGATTAATGGCAACTGTCTTTCTTTCGCCATTATCCCACCAACCTACGCTTATCTTCGTCATAGTAACCCCAAAATTCTTCTGTTTCTGCAAGCTTCTCAAACGTTATCAGTCCAGTATTTTCATCTAGTCCGCCCATTTCGCCTTGCGTTCCTAACATCATTATCTTTAAATCCAAGGCCTTTATATCGTCCGCGTTCTTTTTCACTGTTTCATCACTTCGACCAGTTCCAGCTAGATTGAGTAAATCCTGCTTAGTCGCCCATACTAAGCTATCGTCAATCACAAACGTAACATTCCTAGCGTCAGTCACCTTAACTAATATGTCATTAGTTATACTCAATAGCTTGTCAGTCTTCGCACTAAATAAATCAGCTGCATCTCCACAAGCTATTACGCCGTAAAGAATTTCTCCACGGTTTGGATCATTCGCATAAATCCCAATCTCCTTAATATAAAAGCGCTCCTCAATGTTTTCATTGATAAGCGTACTGCGTACTACCACGGTTCCGTCTTTCTTGTCGATAACCGAGGTTATAGGGAAGTACGCCCTTGGGTCTATAAGCGTAGTCATCTCCTTTACCTGCTCCCTACTAATAGGGTCTCCAGCGCCTATCCCTATCTTCGTAAACGTAAGCGTTTCGCCCGCCATTAAGCTAGTCGATAAGTGGTCGCCTAAATTCGTCGTGTGCATTTCGTTGAAAAACATCATCACCACATCCTTTCTATATTTTTGCATAAAAAAAGCACGACCATTGCGTGCTTGTAATAGTTATTATATTGTATACCGTATATAAGATTTACATCTCAGAACCTTGATTATTTTGACATAAACTAAGACAATTGCCGCATTGTTGAAGACAGCTTTCACCACTTTGACAAGTACATTGAGACGTTCCTTCACAGAGTGTCTGGCAATTTTGGCAAGCTTTTTCGCATGGATTATCTTCAACTTTTTGCCATATAGTTTTGCCAACATTCATAACCTTACTAACCTTTCTATTTGAATTATATATATTACTACATGCACTTACTAGCAATTTATCACCTCATTTTAACTATCTCTACCTTGATATCTCCCGCATTGTCCACTTAGACAAGTCCCACATGATTCTTGCCTACTACCACATTGCGAATCTTTTTTGCAAGCAGTCTGACAATTCTGGCATACACTTAGACACGGTTTTTCAATCATTTTTTCCATACTGTATTACCCATATATTTTATTTCTTTTACTTCATACCCCCCCCCAAGAATTTTCTTTATATCACTATTTATCAACATTTTAGCATCTCCTTTATAATGTTTCAAATTTTTCTATTACTATTTTTGATTCAGATTCTATGTCATAAGTATTGTCGGCATGATTGACCAATATAACTGTTTTTGAAAGAGGTGTTGATATAAGTAGCTCTATTAAACCATCATAAGCATAACCAAAGGTCTCAGCATCGTTAGCTATAGGTACACAATTATAAGTTCTGTTTTTACCTTTTAAGGACAAGATTATAGGAAGTTTTATTTCTAAGCCAGCCACCTCTTTATATAAGTTTATTAAAGTTTTATTTTCATTTTCAACACACAAATAAACAGTCATAAATTGATATTCAGGCTTATTTATAAGTTGATAACGTCCTTTATCGTTTATATAAAAATATTTAGTATCATCAAGTGTAGTTATTGTCATTTTTATATTTTCTTTTTCTTTCCACACAATCCCATCCATGTATCTTACTTCCTTGACCTTACACCCCCCCGAAAATATTTTTTATATCTTTTTCCATCAACATTTCACTCACCTAAGCCTTTATGAAATAAAGAGTATCAGCACGATTCTTTTCTTCCGTCGACAACGCGTCATATTCAGATTGAGTTAGTACTTTGCAACGCTTAAAATCAGCTATATCAGTTTTGTCAGCTTTTTTTTCAGTTATTTTGTCTAGATATTGATAAAGATCTTTTTGCAAATCCATGTGTTCTGTGTTTTTTTCGTTTTTAAGGCGGACATAAGAGTCTCTAACACTTACTTGTATCTCGCCTATTAAATCATCATATAGACGACTTACATAAGCATTTTTCGCATAATCCTCTAAATCCTTAGCTTCAAGCTTATCATTCATCGCCTTTATTATTGTCGATACACCCGATTGATTCTTCTCAAGCTCCGTCGCTATTTCTTTCAGCGTATCCAGCTCTTTTGGCGCTCCGTCGATGACCTCGCCTATTCTGTCGTCAATCATCTTTTTTACGCCGCTACGTAAGTCTCCATCGTCCATCGTGATACAGTCCGCATCAGTTATTACGTCCACGTCAGTTTTAATCTCTACGCCTTTTGCGTCTCTGTCCACGTGCTGCACTCTAATCTTTTTTAAATCACTCAATCATTTCACCCCTTATATATCCTATATCGCTAGCTAAGTAGCCGTCCTCGCCTTTAGATACTAAATTACCATGTGCTTGTATTGGCCATGATTCTATCACGGTATTTATCAAGTATCCAGCAACATAAGCGTCCAGCTTGCTATTTATTTCCGTTGGCTCATATGGCTTGTAAGTCATGTGCATATGCCTACGCCTTAATCCACCTACATATAAATCGCTATCGTAATATTTTAAAACCTCAGTTAATACCCTGACCCCCGCCGATTTTATTCTTTCAATCAGCTCAATAGGGTAGTTTTCGATGGAGCGGCTTAAGTTTACCACGATCTTCGCGGGCTCATTCTGATACTCCTTCTTGTCCCACGCTTCACGTAATCCTAAGTATACATCTTTAGTAAGTACCGATAAAACCTTATTAATCGTTGGTATATTGCCGAGCGATAAATTCGCTATAATTCTGACCTTGATAAGCTGCCTGTATAAGTCATCGTCTTCGTCTAGTCTGAACTGCCCGACGTTCGCTCCTATCTTATCCAGCGTTTCGCCGTACGCCTTATCTAAATCCCTTGATGCTCTAATCTCATCAAAAGCCGCAAAGACCTCATCAAAACCGCCATATAGTACATAGTATAATTTTAAATTATTTTCTTTTCTAAAGCGTTCAGGCAGCCTCTCCCACGCTTCTCTATACTTCATTCTATACATAGCTTATCCTTATCTTATCCATCGCAGTTCTTGCAATAGTGTTACGTTCAATATTGATGTTTTCTGCCTTGTAAGTTTTGCCGTCTATGCTAATAGTGACCGCAGCATCTTTAACCGTGCCGCCGCACATTATAGCGCCTACTAACTTCGCATAGCTTACAGCCTCGCCCAGCTTAAGTCCTTTGTATGTGATATTATCATTATCAACGCCGCCGATATAATTGATGACCGCCCTTTTAATAGCCTCATCGCCTTTATAGTTCTCTTCACGTTTAAGCTTAATATCAACATATATATTCTTGCTTTCAGCCTCTGTATAGCCTATCTTATGCACGCGACCCTTTTCATCTGTAACTTCCTTGACAATCTTACCATGCGCTTCAATACCTGCCGATTTATTTCTATAAATAGCATCTATAATATCGCCCTCTTTGCCGCCGAATACAAAGCACTCAAAACTCTTAGGTGGTATTCCGTTCACAGTCTCCATAGTTGTATTTTCAACCACTTCAGCATCGATTACGCTATCAATATCGAGTAGTGCCGATGTTAGCGCAGGAACAGTAGAACCGCCCGCTCTTGAATATGATTTCTTATATCTGTCTCTAAATTCTCTATCAGTTTCAGTATCAAGTCCGCCCGTAGTTTCTTTGATATTGGTAACGCTTGTAATGCCCGCGATTGGATTTAAAACCCTTGTTAATGTTTGTGATGCTACGTTGCTATCCTTGCCGTGCTCGATTGATACAACCTTTACATCGATTTTCTTGTCTATGATAGTCACTTCTTCAACTGTTTCGAATATCTTGCCCGTTTCAGTTGCAACTCTAAAGCCCTTTGGTATCACAGTATCATTAAGGCCCTCAATCGTTAGTATGCCGACCGACCTTTGCGCAGGACGCCTTGATATTGTCAAGTATTGACCTACATTGTCAAGATCTTGTCCATCCGCAGCATTTACGAAAGCGCTGTTATATACATCTTCCGCAAGCTCCCACAATGTCGCCTCGTCCCAGCTGTAATTTCTTATCAGCTTACCTAAAAAGCTCGTCTCCGATGTATCGATGTTTACGCCAAAAACGCGCCTAGCACGGCTTATACGCTCCTCTACCGCTTCGCTGTATAGCTTACGCCTGAAGCCCTTAGCAGTGACGCCGTAAACGCCTTTTTCGCTATTATAAAAATTATCCAATTGCTACCACCTCCTGCATATATAGCGGCTTGTCTTCGCCATCAATTATTGTAAAATCAATGTCTGCATGCCTATATTTATTATCTCTTTCTATCTTAAAATCTCTTACCGACTTAACTCTGCTATCTTCCAAGCAGCACTCACGTATAGCGAACTCAATCTCATTATCCGTTACGCCCTTGCCCTCGATGTCTGCATACTTAAGCCCCAGCTCAAGATTTAAAAACCACTCGCCCTCATTTACTGATAGGCGATTTTCTATATTTTGGCGCAGCTCTTCCTGACCACCGATGAGAATTAGATCTCTATCAACGACCACGTCGCCATTATTCATCAGAAACGTGTCCTTATACACTATTTAATCACCGCCCCATCGCTTGTAATATCACCCTTAACCGCTATTTCACTGCCCTTATATGTAGCAAAGCTGTTTAGAGTGATATTGCCTAGTATATCAATCTTAGAGCCCTCTATAGCGATATTAGAGCCCTTTATTTTAATATCCTTACTTTCTACTTCTACGCCGCTATCTTTGACTACTACCGACGACGTGCCATCTATTGACTGCACGCATAACGCTTCCTTATCCTTGACCTTTAACTCTTCATTAAATAGCGTTAATCCGCCTATACAAACGCAGTCCGATACATCGTGCGCGCGCTCAGTCGCTACATCGTCTACATCAAAGAGTATTGAATCAGTGTCATAATCAGCAAAGAGCAAAACGACCTTATCTCCAGCCTTTAGTGGCGTATAAATAAAAAAGCCCTGACTACGTATATGAGCCACAGGCACATTTAAAACCATCGCATTCTCGCTAGATGGCAGCGGCAGCACGTCCGCCTTGTTAGTTTCTGGATAAAATTTTACAACCTTAGCGATCTTACATATGTTCATTCTATCAATATCCGCACGCATGCTATTAAAATACTCGTTTATGTTCTTCACGCTTCCACCACCTCCAGCTCTGTATTAAAATTCTTCGTATGCTTACCGCTTACTACTCTATAAACGCCGTTTAAAGTCTTTGACTCCACCTTAATTATAGAATCCGTCTCAATCCTAGGATTTAATAAGCTTACTACGTGCCACGACTTTTTCGCTTCTTTGTTTTGCTTTTTGTCCTTTGTGTATTTTTTCTCGTCCGTCTTATCGCCGCTATCGTTTTTGTTTAGCGTAGGCGACCCTATAAGTCCGCTATCTGCATTTAAAACAAAACCAGTATTATACGCCTTAGCCTCATCACGAATAACAAGTCTATTTTTATTTATAAACATCTTGCTCTTAGTATCTCTTGCTAACGCTTCTAAGCTCTTACTAGCAAAGCCTTTAATCGTCTTGCCTAATCTATATACTACGTCTTCCTTTGGCGTTATCTCTACTATCTCATATCCTAGAACTATAGCTAAATCACGCATAATCTGGCTTGCCTTAGTGTTTTCAGCGTAGGTCTTATTAAGCTCTCTTATTCTCCACGGCTTTCCGCCGTCCGTAAATTTAATCTCGCACGCCTTATCTAATCCAGAAAACTTTACTTCAATGTCTTCAATCGTGCCCTCAGCTATCGTCGCCTTATTGCCTAGCTCTTTATATCCAGCCGCAACAATTATATACGCTTGATCTCGTATCATATTGATTGAGCTGTCAGATAGGTTATATATCGTGACAGTATTCACATCAGGCTCTTTGGCATTTGAAAAGTTTATTTCAAAATCAATGTCAATTGCATTGTCGCCGATTGATGAAAACTTCTTACCGCCTGCAAGCACGTCTATATCTTGAATCCAATAACCCTTAGATAACATATAAAAACACGTCCTCACTCATCGCATCATATCCAACACACTCAGCCTTTCTTGTCGTATCGTATGGTATTATGAATAGCCTTGGCGCTCCTATATACATGTGATTGATAAAAAGCGGCTGTCCATAGACAACCTTTTCGCCAAATCTTAACGGAACGCTGTTTTTATATATATCCACAGTAAAGAAATCGCCCCAGCTATTGTAGTTGACAGTAAATTGAAAAGTCTCATTATCTAATACAGTCTCAAAAGTATATGGTATTGCTTCTTTTTCAATATCTAAATAAAACATTTATCTACCGCCCCCGTAGCTTGTATTCTTTCTTTTTTTACCTGCCCAACCTCTCGACTCTCTATCATAAGCTTTAAGTATATTGTCTAGATCTGTAGTGTCCCATGAGCCACTAACTCCAAACGATGGATTTATGTCAGGCGCTAAGCCGCCGTGCGTACATATACGCTCGTACGAATTTATATCAGGTGCTAAGCCTCCATGTGTACATATACTTTCGTACGGCGCACTACTGCGCCCAGCTGTTTTAAGCGTTGATTTTAATTGCTTTCTGCCTTTATTGCTGTGCGCCTTGACCTTTGAAGCCGTTTTTCTATCTTGCTTTTTTGTGACTGGATTTTTGACCTTTACCTCAAACGTTTCAGGCACGGCAATTCTAACCTCTTTTAATGATAAATCATAGTAATAGCCGTCCTTAACTTCAGATGATGACTTGCGCGTTACGTTTACAATCACCATATTTTTAACGCTTGTAAGCCCTATATATTTAAGCAGCTTCGCGTCTTTCATATAGCCCTTTAGCGTTTCGTATTTCTCTTCACTGTCATTGACTATCATTCCAGATATATCAACGCGTATAGGCTTTATCTTGTAATGATCCGATATATCTTGACCCTTTTCAACGGGCTTATCTGTAGTTTTCGCCGTATGCTCGTAATCTTCTTTGACTACCGCGTCCATATATATATCTTCTAATTTTATTCTAGTAGTATTTACTTTCATCGCTTACACCCTTTGCAATTGCAATTCTCTAAAGACTTCGTCTATTTCTTGACGTACCTTTGTAGCTATATTATCAGCAGTATTTCTATCTGCATTACCCTTAACATCGACATTAATATTGACCACAGGCGCATTATCGTACGTTCTACGGCTGTTATTGTTGTTATAAGTGTTATATATAGGCACTCTGTCTTTATTGCCGCCTATCGCTCTATATAAGCTTGCAGCTTTCTTAGTTAGTATCATTTCGCCTGCGTGTAAGTTCGCTGTATAATCGTTATATGGCACGCTATCAAGACCTTTAGCATGACTAGGTACAGTCTGCTTATTGCCGCCGCCTATTCCTAGCTTCTGTCCTATAAAGCTAATAACTCCCTTTATAGGTTTTGCAACGATATTTTTTAAGCCTTCCCATGCCGATTTAATGCCGTTTAAAGCCTTCACGCCGACGTCCCATAATCCTTTAAAGTATTTTCCAGTACTTTCTAATACAGCCCACAGATAGCCTTTTATTCCGCCGCCTAGCTCTTTTGCACGTTTTTGAATATTGCCCCAATCTTGACATAAGTGCATAGATAAGCCGCTCAATAGAGATATAACGCCTAATATTAAACCCATAGGTGAGAATAAAAAGCTTAACGCAGCGCCCAACGCAGGTATCGCCGATCCAGCTAAGAATCCAATACCTTTTGATAGCAAGCCGCCGCCTACCATCAAGCCGCCTACACCCATTGTCAAGTTACCCAGCATCATAAGCACAGGACCCGCAGCCACGGCTATTAGCCCTAATTTAACTATAAAGTCTTTAGTTCCAGGACTTAACTCACTAAACTTAGCGATTAAGCCCGATATTTTTTGCGCGATAGGTATAATCACAGGCGCAATAGCATTGCCTAAATCAATCAGAGTGTTCTTAATCTGCTCCATCGCCTTGCCCCAGTTATATTCAGCGCCGTGCATCTTTTCAGCATTTTTAGCCGCCGCACCCTGAGCGCCATTCATCGCGCCAAGCGCATCAGTATAGCCCTCTACGCCGTCGCTCATAAGTGATAACGCTGCGCTTCCTGCTGTTGATTGACTAAACATATCCTTTAGCGTTAATCCAGATTCATCAGCCGCTTCTTGCACTATACTTAATACTTCGCCAAGGTTCACGCCCTCGTCCGATAACTGTGCAAAACTCTTACCTGTACGCATTCTTAAGACCTTGTCAACATTTGAGCCCGTTGTTGATAATTCACTCAGCATGCCCTCTAAATTAGTCGTCGCGATTCTTGCGTTCATACCCTTAGCAGTTAGTATACTATAAGCCGCTCCTAATTGGTCTACATTAACTCCAGCAGCCGCAGCCGTTGGAATTACACGACCGATTGACTTTGCTAATTCGTCTACAGTGATCTTACCTTTGTCTTGTGTCTTAACTAAGATGTCAGATATTTTACCAACATCAAAAGCCTTAGCTCCATAAGCGTTTAGGATAGTAGTTGTCGCATCTATTGATGTACCTAAGTCCGTAAAGCCCGCTTCACTTAGCGTTATAGCGTTATTAACAAAGCCTACAACCTTGCTTTCATCAACGCCCGATGATAGTGCTTCATACATAGCATTCGCGACTTCAGTCTGAGCTCTACCCGTTTCATCCGATATAGCTCGTACTTCTTTTTTGATTTTATCTACTGGCAATATGCCGTCAGTAGTTAGTGTTGATACTTGTCTTACCGCCGTATCTAGATCCTTAGCCCAATTAAAAGCTTCGCTGCCTATCGTCTTAAGCGGCGCCGTAGCCTTTGTCATGCCTGCGCCCATTAATGTCATAGCGCCACCAGCAACACCCAGCTTTCCGCCTATGCCTATAAATTTATCGCCAAGATTGCCTAGTCTATCTTCTAGACCGAGCATGCCACTCTTTGCCTTGTCGACCTTACTATCTAAGCCCTCTACAGCCTTAGCAGCCTCATCAGCGCCCTGTACCTTTAATAACCAAGATAAATTTCTAATATCCGCCATCTACTTCCTCACCCGCCTTTCTTCTTTCTTCTTTCATAATTTCTTTCTGTTCCTTATTAAATAGAGCATTTGCATAGTATATTTCGTATAGATCATCAGCATCAAGCCTGCACGCTTCGTCAAAAGTAAGGACGCCGTCTTTTATTAAAAACAGCGCCGCTTTCCAAAACTCTTCATAATCAGCTTTAACCGATGACTCTATACATTCTACTTCCCCAAATACTGAAAATCAATACACTCTTTAATTAGCTCTGTCAAATCTTCGACATTGTCAAAATTTTCTATCTTTACCTTTGGCATGACAACGATATTTTCAAGACATAAATCCGCTATTTTTTCGTCATCAATACCCGAAGCAGTCTCTTTACTGCCCCATCTTTGTCTTAATTTCAGCGCTTCTCTAACTGGCATCTTTTGTAGTGTATACTCAACGCCATTCACAGTCACTTTCTTTTGTTTGAATTGTTGTCCTAAATCCGCCATTCTTTACCTCCTAATCAAAAAATGGAATGAATATCTCAATCTCTTGTTCTTCAACTTCTTTGTCAACCGCAGTCTTTGGTCTTTTTAATATAACGCAGTTGTCGCAAGCTACATTTTGACTAACGTCATTCATATCAGCAATTGATAGCGTGAATTCAGTTTGCGTGCGTTCTAATTCTCTCATATAGTTTAGTGATGGAGATGTTGACATTATAGTTAATTTAGCTTTACCACTAATGTTGTTATTGATTGAATAATGCACTCCGCCATCTACGCCAACCTTAACGCCTCTACTATCTTCGTTTCTTTCAATCTCTATTTTTCCCTTATCTGAAAAGCCTGTAATATATACACCGTTAATAGTTACTACAACCTTTTCTGGGTCGTATGTGTGTGTTTTTCTATACATTATTTAGCACCCCCATTCACTGTATCATAAGTCAAGATACCGCTTATTTGACCTGTATGGATTGCGCCTTGTAGCATAGCTGTCCACATTACATAATCATACTTTCTAAGCGCTACATCGTTTGATGGAACGTCTTCTCTTAGCCTATAATCAACCTTATATTGATCTTTCTCAACTATGCCTTGATCTACTGCTCTACTTAATACAGCCTCGCACGCGCCTACAATCATGCCTATGCCGACGTTTGTATATGGTATTTTATCGTTTACAAGTGCTAATCTTTGTAGAGCTTCCTCCATTTTAAATCTAATCCAGTACTCGCCTAAAACTATATCGATATATTCGCCGCTTAATACCTTGCCCTCAGTAGTTTGTAGCACACCAAGCTTCTCAATGTATGTGAATATATTGTTTTTGTGCAGCTCGTCTAACTCAGTTAATGATACCTTAGCAGCCTTGACGCCTTGAATAGTCTTAAATTTAGCAGTTTTACCGCCTACCTTATAGCTCATAATTACAGTCATAGCTTCAGCCGCATAAGCCTTTGGATCGTCATGATACATTACGAACGTATTTTCGCTTACTTCGTTATATAGTTTCTTAGCTTCAGCGATTGTATTTACTGTAACGCCATATATCTTATTATGCACTTGCGCTAATTCAGCAAGCTTCTTTATACTATCAGCTGTGTTATCAGTCGACACCACAAAGAAGAAGTCGCTATTAGCTTCTAACGCCGCATTAAAAGCTGCATCAATAGTCCCAGCCTTGCCGAATATAGCCACCTTTTGCGGCTGTGGTTTTTGCATAAATAGTCTTTTCGCTATATCTAATACAGCCCCATCTATTTCCTCTAAATTGTCAGCATCAACATATTTAAAATCAATGTCCTTTTTATTATCCAAAATTAAGATAGTTCCGAAGCCCCTCTCCGAGACCGCCACAGTCTTTCTTTGAATATTAACAGGAAAATCTAATCTCATCTATTATCTCCCCTTTCTACTTTGTACTTTTCAATATTAGCAGCCCTGCTGTATAGCTTTTCTACATACCTTATACGCACATCAAAACCGTATCTATATTCATAATTATCAATATTTAAAACAGTTCTATCTTGTATGTCCGTAATATCAACTACAATGTAACCTTGCTCTTTGAGCCTATATCTTTTCGTAAATCTGAAAAAGCTATACGCATCGTATGCCGCAGCCATTGCCCCCGTTGGCGTTTTATCGTACGCCATTATTGATATAATCGCATTAGGCTGGCTTTCTAATATCTCTAAGTAGTCATATTTAAATTCTTTATCTTCACTATCTACAAACTCGTGTAAATAGTTTCCCTCTTCGCCTGCATTTTGCCTTGATGTCAGCATCTTAGCCGAATAAAATGGCATCTTAGGCTTTTTATTATTATTGTCAGTATCAACGACTACCCTCTTCGTATGCTGAAAGAGTTCGTCCTTAATAACATCAATCAGTTTCACGCTCTCCATCTGCATCCGTCCTTTCTAAGTAATACATCACTAGCCCATCATCAAAATCTGAGTAATCGTCTATATTTAGTATTCTGTAGCGCCTTACATCGCCGTTATTCATCGTGTTTACCACATAATCGCCTTTATTAAAGTGCTTATAGCAATAAAGCTTACGGCTGTCGTGATTATATGTTCCGCCTGCATCAAAGCGCAGCTCATCACGTGTAAGTGGCACTATCGCGAAGAGATCAAGCGGTATTTTCGTCTTAGTCTCTTTGTACCTGCCATTGCCCTCAATATCGTAGTAGCCATCTTTATGAATGACAAGGACGCGACCAGTCATATATTTACTTATTAAGCTTTTAAAATTAAATAACGTCATATCCTTATCACCTCACAATCAATTGAATTAATCAATCCACCCGTATCAATTAACGGCTTAGTCTTTGGCTTTTTACGTTCTAATGTAAGAGACGAATCAGGCTCAAAATCTCCACGTCTTATATACTCTTTAATCGTATCTACGCAAGCCTCGCCAATTATCTGATAAAAATCTTGCACGCTAATTTTCATATCCAATACCGCGCCTAGATAATCATCATACGTCCTAAACTTGCCTTTATTCTCGTCATAACTCGACCTTATAAAGCTTCTTTCAGGTATTCTTATCTTTGTTGTATCTTTTCTAATGTTGATACCGAATACGCCTCTAAAGTAGCCGCGCATCTTGTCAGTAACATCTATATCACAGCCGTATTCATTAACGTTGGCAATCATCAAAATCTCGCCTTTTGCACTCGATAAGATACCAATTCTGACCGCTGTTGATGATAATTCCTCCAGCACTCTTAATATCTTATCAACGTCGCTTCTATCTTCTACCGTCATCGTAGTACTTCTTCTTTTTGTCTGACATTAAAAACGGTCTTCTATACGGATTAATCCACGCTAAGATGAAATCAGGCAAGCCTGACGAACCGCCGCTAGTGCTATTGCCGTTCGCGTAAGTAATACTCATATCAGCAATCTTTTCGCTTGCTATATTAAACTTCAATGGATCCAGCTCAACTAAGTTTTCAAGCGCAAGTGCAACGCCACTAGGATAAGGCTCTTTAAAGCGTATATTGCAGTAGTCTTCAATCTGCATCAAATATAAGCCCTCAAGCCTCTTTTTTTCTTCCAGCTCTTTAAGCTTTTTTAGTTCTTCCTCCGTCACTCTTAGCACCTGCTTTCTTTGGCGTAGTCTTAACTTCTTCTAACCACTCACCGCCACGCTTAATAATCTCTTCAAAGCGTTCAGGAGATAGCTCAAACGTATCTCCCACGCTTCTTAGTTCATCAGCCTTTAAATCATAAAACTCAACTAATACCTTTGCTTTCATAGTATCACCTATGACCTATGCAGCAGGAGTTAATTTAGCCTTGATTATAGCCTTTTTATTCTTTTCTGGAATAAATTTTCCGTATTTAGCTGCAGATTGAATAGCTACGCCTGCGAAGTCTTCAGAATCTAGCACTCTATATACTTCAATACCAACGCCTACAACGCCGATATTATCAGCAACAAAGTATATTTGCTCGTCCTTTTGGAAATACTCATCAGCTAATTCAACGATATTAAAGCCTTTAAATTTAAGTATCTTGTTATTATCTACATCAGCTCCCGAATGTTTAGCAGTAGTCGCTAGCTTAGAATCAACGATCATTGAATATACATCTGCATTTACGTAAGCAGTCCAAGTAATATCGCTAGTTACTTTGTTATTAACAAACTTCTTATGTGCATCATTAAACGCCTTTATAACATCATCTTCTTTTAGTGCGCCTGTTAATGTTTCGCCTGCATTGTCAGAAATAGCCTTTGATAAAAGCTTATTTAATTCTTCAGTCCAAGCTTCAGCATGTAGTCCTGATCTTTCAGCTATAACTTGATCTGCGTTATCGTTAACTGTAAAATTATCAACACCTTCATGAATAGCTAGTGGTGCTTCATATTTTACAGTAGCATCAACAGATTTAATTTCTCTTCTGTTACCGAATCTATTTGTAGATCCTGTTCCTGTTCCGAACGCTACATTCTCGCCCATATCATACTTTTGAATAACTACGTCAGTATCAGATATCTTAAGCTTCATAAACTCATCTGAATTAGTTATTCCGTCCTTAACTTGTAATTTACCGCCGAATGTGTTAAGAAAATGTTGTTTCTTCTTAAATACATCAGCTAATAATCCTGCATATTGTTCTGTGTACATTTTAATTGCCATATTTAAAACCCCTTTTCTATTTGTATTTTTCTCTAAGTAAGCTCCACGCATCAGCCTTAACCTTTTGATTAGCAACGCTTGGAGTTTTGCCCTTTAGACGTTCTTCAACGCCCTTTTGTACCTCTGCTTCGTAAACCTCTTTAAAAGCCTTGATATTGTCATTAGTAGTTTCAGCATCAACGCCCATTAAAAAGTCCTTGAACGCTATAGGTACATTCTCTTCGCTTAGCCTATCGATAGTATCTCTTTCTAAGTACACTCGATTAAGCTCCGCCTTAGTCTCTTCAAGCTCTTTCAATTGTTTAGCTTGTAACTCTTTTTCTCTTTCTTCCTGCGATAGTTTTGCAAGTCTAGCCGCTTCTTTCTTTTCTTCAGCAGCTTCCTTATCCCACTTCTCGCGTGCTGTCTTAATAGCCTCAGTAACCCTTTTGTCCGCTTCAGATTGCACCTTTGCTCTTAATTCTTCTTCAGTGTAAGTTTTACTTTCAGCCTTTTCTTCTTTAGTATCAGCCGCCTTTTCAACAGCTTCATTCGTATTTTCTTGACCCTCTAAGTCCTCAGTCCTTATAGTTTCAATATCTGGCATTTTTAGCCCCCCTTATATTTTTATATTTAAAAAGCAGCCTTTTACAGCTGCTTGATAAAACTTATTAAATTTACACGATTATCTCACGATTATTTTCGATTAAAGCTTGTAATATAGCCATTCTTTGCTTATATTTACACGATTATCTCACGATTAAGCAATAAAAAAGCACCCCTAACATCTAAATTAGTGTGCTTATTTCTTCTCGTGCTTTTTGTAGTACTCAGCAAGTTTTCTTCTGTTTTCTTCTCCTTGCTTTTCTTGCTCAGGAGTTAGCTTGTGATAACCCTCAGATTCATATCTTGCAAGTATTATTTCTTCAACTTTTTTATCAGTTAATATTTCTTTCATTTACATTACCTCACTAAATATATAACCATATCGTCTTTTTTACATATTTTCTTTAACACTGTATCTTTATTTAGTAAAAATTCTCTTTGCTTCTTAAACTTTTCATCAGCAAGTTCTTCAACATAAGCCCCACTGCTTCCTCTAGGTACTATAATTGCAACGTTTGGATTGTTTCCAGTAGTTCCTTTTCTAGTAACAGATGTGCTTAAAAACTTCTTAACAATTCCCTCTAAATTCTCAGGATCTATATCTTTTCTGTATACAATTATATCATGTTTTAGCTTATTTTTCAAGAGTCCTTTGTCAATATTCATAATAAATTTACTCAACATCGCTTCCTCCTTATCATCTTTAGCGACATATCGACCTTCTAAATACCCATTTATCTTTTCAAATAATCTTAAGCCATCTGGATCTACGCCGTTGTATGTGTATTTATTTATAGCTTTCTTTTCATCTTCTGATAATATATTTACCCATTCTTTAGGTTCTTCTCTCAATACATTTACAACTTTTTCTTGTTCTAGTGGACTGTAACCGTTTATTGCAGCTATTTCTTCAACGCTTTTATTGTAAACAACTTCAGTAACATATTCAACATAGCATCTACAGTTAATATCTTCAGCAGCAACGCCTGTGCCTTTAGGATATTGGCATCTCGCGCCGCTAGGAAGTATAAAGTCCTCATCATAAGCGACCTTAACACCTTCCATCGCATCGTGCGTATCTCTTACCGCCTCATCGCCCATAGTATGCCATACTTTAAATACCTGTACGCTGTCGTTATTCGCTAGGTCTTCAAATGCTTGATATTTACTATCTTCTAATACCCTTGCACTTTCAGTCCTTGCAATGCGCATCGTGTTACCGATGTCTTTACCAAAGCGCTCTTTTAGCTTTCTTGCTGTTGTAATATAAGTATCGCCATTATCTATCCCTTGATGAATTATGCCGTGTACGTCGTAGATAAAGTCATTGCCGTACTTTTTTATCCTCTCAGTCCATATATGACCTGCAACTTGTTTTTTAATAATGTTATTTGCGTCTATTTTACGCGCTACAGCTTCTATATCGTATTTTGATGTAATTGTATTAACAGACTTATAAGATGTGTTTAAAATCGATTCTAGTGTGTTCTGCACGGCTTTCTCATTTTTCTTATACATTTCAGCCATAATCTTTGCCGTATTTACGTCAAGCTTTCGTAGTTCGTCCCTTGTTAGCTTAACGCCGCCGTCTTCGTTCTCGTAATCAGCATAAATCTTTTGTAATTTATTTCTTAATCGCCTGTACGCTGCCTTATAGTCTTGCTTAACATCGCGCTCACGCTTTTTAATAAGCTTTAAAACGCTATCACATAGATCGTCGAATATATTATTCGCCATCTTCTAAATCCTTGTCCGCGTTATTCATAAACTCATCAGCGTATGCGTCTTTCTCTTGCTCTTGTCTTTCAAGCTCTTCCGCTACATCGTCTATATCTCTTAGCTTGCCATAAGCATAAGTCTTAGATAGTCCAGCATCTAGCGCAGCCTTAACTGTCGCTATATTGTCAAGCTCGTTATATGGTTTGTTGTCATTAAATACAATCGATATATCTCTATAATCAAAATCTTTAGCCGTCTTAATCTTTGCTATGCTTAGTATTAGCTTGATTCTTTCTTGTAATGCGCTCTTAAATTTACGCTGCTTTTGTGCTATAATTTGATCTGTTGCAAATAGCTTATATTTCATAGCTTCGCCTGATACATTGCCTGCAAAGTGTTCGTCATTCATATTAGGCACTTTTGCGAACTTGTGAATATCAGCATCAAGCCTATTCTTGTAGTTTTCTAGTGCTGTATCGTTAATATCTTTAATCAGCCACTCCGCCGATTGACCAGCACCGCCGCTCTTATCAAGTAATAGCACTTTATCCTCAATCATTCTGTTTACATCGTCGCTATCAGCCTGCGGCATTCCTGCTAGCACTAATAACGCATCTGTAAACTCTTCAAAATCGTTAGCTGTATCTGACTGCGCTAAATTAAGTGCGTCAATTAGTGATAAAACTCTTTCAAAATCACCTATAGCTTCGTTATTGTTTTTAAATTCAACTACTGGTATAGCTCCAAATAGGTTCGCATTCTCCTCGATAAGCTTTAAATCGCTACCTTCTAACCTCATTTCTTTGATACTGTCTTTTGTGTATAATGTAACTAGCTTGTTCTTACTTTCTTTGCCAATACTTTCAGCATCTGCATCTTCTCGAATGTATATACAAAATAACGGCTCTGGCTTTATATGATTGTTGTAGACCATAACCATATTCTCAGGCTGAACCTCATTAAATCTAACGCCGCCCTCTTCGTCTAAGTATACTATCTCATAGCCTCTACCTTTAATGCCGCATATCTTAGCTATTTCCGCGTTCTCGTCCTGCTCGTCGTTTAAATCAAAGACCTCTTGCAAGCCCTCCATCATTTCCTTGTTCTCATCTGCCACGGTATAACTTATAGGCTTACCTACAAATAAACCTAATAGTATATCAACAATGTAGCTTGGATAATCAAGTGCTAGTTTATTATTCGCCTTGTAATCTTCCTTGCTTCTGTCGTATATCTTAGCCTTGCCTCTGTAATAGTCTTCAAGCGTGATATATCTCTCGCAGTCTTCTTCGTGCAGCTTTATCAGCTTCGTAACTAGCTCGTCCGTGATCTCCGTTTCTGCTGGTAGATAAAATTCTTTTGTTGGCTCAAAATAGCCGTTTATATAACTTTCCATATCTTACCCCCTTTATAGTCTCAACTTACTCTTTGGTATTGTCTTAATGCCTCTATCTTTGCTATATCTTTCTAGCGCATATCTCATCGCGTCCATTAAATGATTAAAGTCGTCAATAGGCGCGTTAATTGCCTTGCCGAACTTATCTTTATCCCATTGATAATTATATATTTCCGTTAGAAAATTTACACATCTAGGATGCACTATGATCTTATAATTCTGTATGAATTGTATTCCGCTTCTAACGCTGTCCTGCCCTTTTTCCGCTGCCGCTATTCTCCATAGCCCTAAATCTCTAAGCTCGTCAATACTCTTTGGCTCAGCACTATCTGCAATAATGCGCTCTTTCTTATATCCTAATTCAACTATCTTGTCATATATCTTTTTATTTGATAGCCCTTTTTCATACAGCTCATCAAATACATATATCTTATTATCGTTTAAATCAATCAATCCGCAAAATAAAGCAGTTGGATCGTTGGTATATCCAAAGTCCAAGCCGAACGCGCTCTCCACGCCTTTTTTGCCACGTATTTTGTCAATATCAAAATCGCGCTCCTCTACATTTTCGTATATCAATCCGTCTACGCTGCCCCACTTGCCTAGGCCTGCAGTTCGATAACGCCTAGGATTATTCAGCTTCATTCTTTCGAAGACTTTTAAATCGCTATCATCTAGCCATTCATTGCATAGATAATTAGTAGTGATAGCTAATATATCATCATCTTTTACATCAAAAAAACGCCCTTTAATCCAATGTCTATCATTCCACGGATTGAGCGTTAGTGTAATTTGCTTAAATAATCCATCTGGCACCTCGCCTCTAATAGATTCATCAAGCATATCAAAATCTTCTTCTTTCATAACTTCGTATGCCTCTTCTATCCATAAAAAACATATAACGCCTTTTTCTACCGATATAGATGTTACTTTTAATGGATCGTCTAAACCTCTAAATAATATCTTTTGCCCTGTTGGCTTGTATACTAGCTCCAGCGGGCTGTTAGTTGCCTGCCAATAATCGTCAACGCCTAATCTATGTATCGCCCATTTAAGCTGAGCGAAGCAGCTATCTTTGATAGTTCTAAACACCTTTCTAACTACTAAGCCGTTACTATCTGGATATTTCATAATTCGCCATATCATATTCATTGCCGTTGTCGTAGATTTTTTGCTCGCTCTCGAACCTTTAACTACCCTGTATCTGCCTTTATAGTTCCAATATGTTCCATAAGCGCCGCCCACTACATCAGGCAGTCTAACTGTCCTAGTCAACTAATTCGTCCTCGCCCTCGATGATGACTTTGTCAACATTGTAGTTTTCGCTAAATACCTTATCACGCCATTCAATAGGCTTTCTGTTTTTTAACCAGAATATCTGTGCAGTGGTATTTGGTGCGATGTATTTCTTCGTTATTTCTTTTCGTTTAGTAACTACGCCGTTAACCTCAGATATATATGTCTTTTCTTCATCTACAAAATATCCTTTTGCTGCTTTCAATAATGAATTCTCGACTTCTATATCAACTACCTCTTTGCCTCTTTTTAAGGCGTCGTTAATCTCGTCATACTTCTTTTTCCACGTGTAAAGAGTAGCTACATTGATTCCGATATTATTTGCCAATTGTTCATCAGTAAGTCCATTTCTAGCCCAAGCCTCCAGCTTTATTAAATTGTCTTCTTCAAGCCATTCTTGATACTTACCTTTTGCCATTTAATCACCTTTATTTATTGTTTTCGCCACATAAATAAAATTAGCAGTTTTAACGTGTCATCTGAATGATTTTCTTAATTCTTTTTTAAATGTTTTACTGTTTTTTAATCGTCCATATCTTTTAAAATGCCAATATTGACTTTTATTCAACGCGTAAATTAAATTTTTTGCACTCGTCGTTATTGTAAAATCATAATCAAAATATAATTCAGCTATTTTGTTTAAAAATTTTGTTCCTAAACCTATGCCTTGATAATCTGGTAATATAACTAATCTGTGTACTCTTTTTATTTTTTTATTTATTGGGTGCGGAAAATGAACGACTGCACAAAATCCAATTATAGTATTTCGTTTATATAATCCATAACATTGTGCTGAATTGTTTAAGTCGCCACTTAAATAATGATATCTCCTAAATTTAGCCCACTCTTGTCTCCCACATTTTCTGACGTCGTATTTTTCTTTTGGGCGTGGGCTAATTGAAAAGTTTGTTTCATTTCGTTAGTATCGAAAACCCAATCAGGTTGTAAATATTCAATAATATCATAATGACAACTTATAGCAACGAATTTCTTATTTTTGTTTTTACTAATCATTTTGTTTATAGCAATGCACATTGTTTTAGCAACTTCACGATCTACTACACTTGTAAACTCATCAAATACTACAAAATCAGAATCTAACATTTTTCTTGCTAAATCAACACGCATCTTCTCGCCGTTTGATAATACATTGTACGGTTTCAACCAGCTTGGCACGCTGCCAAATCCAACTGAATAAAACATTTTTGTTATATCATCAATACTTGCATCTTTTGGCATATCATCAACAACTGACTTAGAAATGTATTTAAAATTATCAATAATTTTATCGCCAAATAACTCATATCCTATAGTTGATTTACCAGTTCCAGAACCGCCAACTATCAATCCAATATTCCAATCTTTTGGCATGTCAATCTTACCTGTAAACTTTTCTGATAAATGTGTTTCTTTTACGTCAAAATCGTTTTTTATTTTTGCAACTCTAAATGTGTTTTCTATATCTACATTTTTTACAATGTTAAAATCTGACAATTATATCCCTCATCATTTAATTTTTGAAATGCCGATTCTAATTCTTGTTCCGTATCAAATTCAATCGCTATAATCGTTTTATCGTTTATATCGTGATATTCTGTATCTGCATCATCAAATTTATCGTTTGCTTCATCAATTGTATTAAAATCAAATCCAAAATAACTCATATCAAAATCAATATCTGTTAATTCTGCTTCAAGCTTTTCAAAATCCCAGCCTGCAAGCTCACTTACCTTATTGTCCGCTAATCTAAATGCTTTTAGCTCCTCATCTGATAAATCGTCCGCAATAATACATGGAACTTCGTCAATTGCTAATTGCTTTGCTGCTTTTAATCTTGTATGTCCTGCTACAATAACACCGTCTTTATCAATCACGATAGGCACTTTAAAGCCAAATTCTTCAATCGACTTAGCTACTGCATCGACAGCACCATCATTTAATCTTGGATTGTTTTCGTACGGCGTTAAGTCATCAAGCTTTTTGTAAACTATCTTTAATTTATCCATCTCTACACCCTTTCTATAATTTTAATATGTACCAGCCCCAAGGCACACCCAAAACCTTGAGGCTCAACTCAAAGGAGGATTTTGTGCAAAGAAAAAGACGCCCCCAAGTGAGCGCCTCTCTTTGTTCAGGAGAAAAAAGCAATCTTTAATTACTTTTTCAGAAAAGCTACAGAGAATGATATAAAAACTGTAACCTTTCCTAATATCATAATACCACAAAACCAACTGACATTTACTGACATCTTTTAATATTTTCACTATTATTTACTATTTCAGATAAATTCGCAAGGGCTTTTCCATGCAATCTGTAAACGTGGCGCTCGTCATATTTTAAATCTTTTGCCACTGTTCTCCAGCTTCTACACTCGAAATATCTTAGATTAATTAATAGCTGTTCGTCCTCATCTAACATCTCTACGTAGTTAGTCCATATATCAAGTAGCTTGCATAATTCAGATAAACTCTTACACATCTTCTTATTAATCTTATCGATCTGGTCTAGTATCTTGTCAATGTTTTCGTAAATGTTGCAGCCCTCACACTTTGGCATGTCGTCAATCACGGGTGACTTAATCCCAGTCTTTTTCGCATCTAAATAATCAATCTGCCTTTGCTTACTCTCTATATCTGCCTTAATCGCTCTAATCTTCATCAGCTCGTCTTTAACGTTTATTTCACTCATCTTTTAAATTCTCCATTTTTGCCTTTTCTTTTTCTTCCGCTCTTGCCGCATTTTTAAATATTAGATAATCTCTTTTGCCTATCGTTATATCAACTACATCAGCCTTGTTAATTGTTTTAAGGTCTTCGCTGTCCGCGAATGTTATAAACTGCACCTTAGGGTTTTGTATATCTTTCATAATCGTTTCAATAGTTTCAATGCTTAGCTTTTTAACATATTTCTTCGATTTAATCCAAAACGCTACTTCGACAGCGTTAGTCTTTGCCTTGTCAATTATTTTAACTAATTCTAAATTCATATCTATCTCCTACTCTACTTCTACATTAAATACGAATACTGTGTTATCTTTGCTGATAGTTTCAGATAGTGCTTGTTTTATCATTTCTTCTACTTCACCTTTGCTTTTTTTGTCTCTCATAAAAATATTAAAGCTAACTTTATACTCTTTATTAAGCTCTATAATCTGATCTATAAGGCTCTTGCACTCCCTATCTACGTAGAATATATCTTGTTCATGTATATCATCACGAGCGTGATTGCAGTCAAAGCCTAATAAAAAAGCATCTCCCACTTCCTCTAAATATCCTGCAAAGCTTATTCCGCCATGTACATTAAATTCTTCTAATATGTCACTAAGTTCATTTATTCCATATAATCTATCATCTTCAGGTATTTCTGCATATCCACAATACCAAGTAGCATTCATTGGATAGGCATCTTTGGGATTTACATGCCATAAACGCCTGATAATATATTTGTAGCCTCTATATTCTTTTTTTGCCACTATCATTGATTTTATTTCTGTCATGTCTACCCCCTACCCCTCTATATCGCATTTTTCTAAATCTTCAATTGCTAATTCAAAACACTCCGCTGAATCTAAATTAAGTTGTGCCGATAATATAATTAGCGGTATAAATACAGCGCCTAGTGCATATTTAAGTCTTCTATAATTTCGATTTACTTCTTTCTCACTGCATATTTCGCCCTCCGACAATAAATTACATCTTTCCGACCAGTACATGTTATCCATGTGTACTTGCAGCTCTATCGCTTTCTGAATAATCAATTCAAGCTGTGTTTGCGCATACTCCTCTTCAACTATGCCGCACTCTTTAGCTATATCTATTATTTTTTTTATTGATTCATCAAACTTCATCGCTATCCACCTCTATTTGCCTAAACTCTTCTAGATCTGTATTAAATCTTTCTTTAATTTCATCAATTTCCTTTTGTGTAAATTTTGTTTGACAACCGCTGGTTTGTCTTGCGCTTTTTAGTGTATACCGATTGCCTTCTATGTTATAATTTAAAAACGAAGAATAGTTATCTTTTTTAGGTTCATAAAATCTTTTTATTTTTTGCAAATAAAACTTTTCCTCGTCTTTTCTTTCCTCTATAGGCGTTTTTGCGTATTCTACACATAAGTCAAATAATTCTTCCGTAAGATATTTTAAATGCTTAGTATCCATTATCAAGCCGTATGGCATATATTCATCGATAAATACAATAACGCCATCTCTGGCAAATATAGCCATATTGCCATCTAAATGTATTCCTGCTACGAATCCTAATTCCTTAGCTCTTCTTATAAACTCCTTTGTTTTCATCATTTCACCTCTATTTGTTTAAATTCTTCTAGATCTGTATTAAATTTCTCTTTAATCTCGTCAATCTCTTTTTGCGTGAATTGTGTTTGCCATATTGCACTGTTATATTCAGTATTTAAGCAATATGTGTTATTTCCTAACTGACGATTTAGATATTTACTATACTCGTAAAATGCCTTGTGCTTTTTAACTAAATAATATTTCTTTTCTTCTTCTCTTTCTGTAAGAGGTGTTTGCGCATACTCTACACATATTTTTAATAAGTCATTTTTTTCTAAGCATTCATGAAAAAGATTAACCCTGTTACTTGTTCTACATATCTCGGCACATACTAATATTTTATTTAATATTACATAATAATTTTCCACAGTATTAACTGCAAAGCCCAACTCTTCAACTTTTTCTATAAATTCTTTTGTTCTCATTCTTCCACCTCTATCATTTCTAAATTTCCTACATCTTCAGGATATTTTTCAGCAATCTGTAGTATCTCCTCGTTTGTAAATTTCGTCTTAGTCCACGGCGTTTCGTCTTTTGTTGATATATAAAACCTACGATTGTAGTTCAGATAGCCTTTTAATAGTCCGTGACTTTTTAAATAGTATTTTTTTGTATTATTCTTCATATTGCCACTCCTCAAAGAAATCTTCTAAGTGCCTGTCTTCCTTGTAATTATAAGCTAAGTTTGTAAGTAGTTCGAATAGCTTATACTTAAATGGCAATCTATAAAATAATCTTGATGTACGCATCACGCAATCATTAATTGGATCGATAGTCGCTACTGTACAGCCTTTGAATTTAATATACCAATCAAGGTTGTATTTATCTTCTTCAATTACTAATCCTAGTTTCTCAACCTCATCTCTAAATTCCTTGAGTGTAATACCTCCGACCCATTTCTTATATTTTTCATATGTTAACTTACTAACACTTACCGTTTCCATCATTCTTTTCTCCTAATACCTTAACCTTTAAATATCCAGCTCTCTTAGTAACCTTTGGATAATCATTCATAAGCTTTACATAAAGCTCTGCATCTTTCTTTTCTATTGCCTTTGCATCGATTGATACTGTTTGCGTAGCAGCTACAACGCTTAGCTCTGCATACTCGTCTTTATAATTATCCTTGCCAAGCTTTTTAAGCTCTTCTAGTATTTCCGCCTTGATCTCTTTTTCTTCAGCTTCTAATCTGTCCTTTAATTCCTTAATCTCTTTTAATCTTTCTGTATTAAACATTTAATTGCACCTCTTTCTTTAACATTTTATTGATTGCATCATCGTAAAATTTCTTTTCAACTTCAAATCCGTATGAGCTTCTTCCTAGTTCGTATGCCGCTCTTAATGTCGTAGCGCTTCCTGCGACAGGATCTATAACCACATCGCCCTCATCTGTAAATATCGATATTAGCTCTTTTAATAGCTTAATAGGCTTTTGTGTTGGATGAATTTTTGGATAATCTTTTGAGCTGTCTCGTTCCCAATTAAACCAGTTATATATCATTCTGCCGCCTGTACCTTTGATTATGCGTCCATCTTCTCCGACTTCGCCGCCATTTCTAAACTTAGGAAGCTTATCGCGATATAACACCACCGCATGCTCCGTCGCTCCAACTATTTTCATATTAGCCTTTAAAACCTGCGCCGAATAATTTTTAATAAAAAATAACGGGTAGTTATTGTTAAATCCATATTTCTTGCCATATTCAATAACTGTTGGTATCTGTTCAAAACTACAAAATACAATCATTGCAGGCGCTTTATTTCTTTCTTTAGGCTCTTTTATTAGCATCTTTGAGCAAAAATGCATAAACTCCGCTATCCTAAATGTCTCATCTGTTTTGAAAAATGACGACTTCGCAAGCTTACTTTCTCCATTTTTATTGTCTCCGCCCTCATACCAGCTAGGATTGCTCGCAAAGGCATCAACGCCTATTCTGTATGGTATATCCGCAATGACTAGTTGTGCTTTTGGTATGCTGTATCTTTTATAGTTTTGAAAATTATCTCTATATAATTCGCATTTTATAGGCTTTTCTCTCATTGTCTCCATCATTCTTTTACTCCTCCTAAGTGTTTATATTTCATCTTTTGCGTATACATGCGGCACGCAAAACGCATCGCGAAGAATTATATTCTCACAATCATTCTCGATCTTAATTTTTCTTCTATATGTTTTGCCTATTTTGTCGAACGTGTTAGAATCTATATATTTAAAAAATAATGTTTTATCAGTCCTCTTAACTGTCCTAATTCTTATGCCGTTATCAGCTTTATATATTTTATTTATTTCAAATTGCTTCATAATTTCCTCCTAAATCGCATTTAATCGTCTATTAAACGCTCTATTCTTTTCTATGTTTATTACAAACTTGCCTGCTTTTTGATTTATCCTGCCCGCTAAGCTTTCATCAAGCCTCGCTATCTCCGATAAGTCCATCTCCGAAGATATTATCGTCTTTTTGCAGTTTGTGTATCTGTCATCGATAATCTCCCATATAATCGCGACGTCTTGATCTAATACCTTGCCCTTGAATAAGTCGTCTATATAAAGCACCTCGCAATTGACTAGTGGCACTAGCTCATCGTAGTATTCGCTGTCGCTCGTGAATTTCTTGCTCTTTAGACTTTGCACCATTTCCATATATCTTTTATATCTTACTTGTACACTTCGCCTTAATAGTTCTACGGCTATGGCTGTTGATATATGTGTTTTGCCTGAGCCTGTTTGCCCGCCGATGAAAAACCACTCTTTCGTATTTAAGTTTTCAATCGCTAATCTTTTAATCTTTGCCGTAAGCTCATCAACTACCTTGTAGTTATCAAAGCCTAAACCTTCTATCTGATTTTCTAGCCCTGATTTTTTAAGCTCTCTAATAGCGCGCCTAATCCTCATACAATCGCATTCTGCAAGCGCTTCGCCTGTGTCTGTTTTTATCATATAGTCGCCCCTGTTCTTGCACTTATCGCAGTTGTAGCCATCTTCTTCATTTAGCTTGCCTATTGAATTGTTATAATTTTCGACTATGTCAAAAGGCTTTTCTAAATTCAAGCACCCTGTATCATAGCCCATATCACTTAATAGTGCTTTTAAATCAATCAAAACCTATACCCCACCTTTTTCCATGGATCATCTTCCTCTGGCTTTTCCTCGTCCTTATATTTATCTTCAAGTACTTTTAAGATGTTCGTATCATTCGCTATAAGCCAGTCAAAATCGACTTTCCAATGCCTATCATTTTCGCCTCGTAGAAAGCTTGACTCTTTTATCTTGTCAATAGCTTCTATGATTTTATCTTCTCCTAGCTCATCAATTCTTGCCTTTAGCTTAGCTTTTCTTTTATCGCTTAACTTGCTAATAATGCTAAGGCCATATTCATTTGCAATTTCAATAAATTTACCAGCTATTAAAGTGTAATTATATTCTTTTTCTTCCACCTTAGAAGAATTATTATCTTGTTTTATTATATTTATATTATTATTACTTATATTATTATGGGGTCCATTTTTAGACTGGGGGGTGGGTTCATTTTTAGACCCCCCTCCGTCCATTTTTGAACCCCCCTCAGTCCATTTTTGAACCGGGGGTAGCTCATTTTCATCTGGCTTTTCAAATATTTCATCATAAGAAATATATATTTTTCTATCAGTTGAATTGTCATCTTTCTTAGAAATATTTCTACGTATAAATCCTTTTTCTTCAAGATGTCTCATAGATCTTTTTATTGTTCCTACTGACTTGCCTAAACTGTTAGCTAAGTAGTTGTTACTAGCAAAGCAATAACCTTTTTGATTAGCTAAGCTTGATATAGCTATATACAGCCTAACCTCAGCATCTGACAAATCCTTGTCATACATTACGCTATAAGGTACTATGCAGTATGCACTTACATTTTTTAATTCTTTCTCATCCATCTAAAAATCTCCTCTTTTCATCTCGCGAAATTCATCAACATACTTTAGTTCTAATATCTGTTTCTTGATAAATAGCTTACTCTTAATGATATAGTCCTTAGTGCGTATGCCTTTTACATCTTCTACAATTACCTTGCCATCTTCCTCATACATAAAGTCTGCTATATAATCAATCGCTCTAATCGTTTTGCCATTATATTTAAAACTATCCATCAAATTAAATTTAGGCTGCAAGATTAAGTTCTTGATAGCGCCTGCTTCTTCTAACAATTTAAGCTGTTTATATCTCTTCGCTTCAAGTGCGCTATCAAATACCATGTCACCAATCTTTGTCTTAAGAGCCTTATACTTGCTATATCTCATTATTCTTCTCCTCTAGCTTCTACAATCTCATCACATATCGCTTCGTAGTCTTCCCGTTTAACTTCCTTGCTTGACTTGTAGCCGTACTTTCCAATAATCTTCACACATAGCTCCTTATTGCCGCCCGATATAGCGTACATTCTTCTTGCCTGTGCTTCACTAATTACACCAGCAGGCGCTGCCTCTTCCTTAGCTTCTTCTTGAGCTGTAGCTTGAGGTTTCGCTGCTCTCGTAGTCGTCTTCTTTTCGCTGTGATCCATGCTGTCTATATCTTCGCTGTCATCTATTGCGAATAATCCGTTTAAAGCATATTTTCTAGCATAACTTGATGCACTTCCCGTCATCTGTGCGACGTCCATGCCTTTCTTGTCCGTTGCTATTTGAGCAAGCCCTTTTGATGTGATACAGGCTTCACTGTCGCAGTCGCTAAGTATAGCCGTAGCTTCTACGAATGTAAGCCCATTTTCAACTCTTATATCATCATTTAGTCTTAAGCATAACCTAGCTACATTAGTAAGCGGCTTAACAGCTTCTAGTATATCCTCGCATGATCTGTAATTATATCCAGCCTTACCGCCAAAGCTTGCACGCCTATTTTTTGGCACTTTTAAATTACTTTGTACATAGTTTAATTTTTCAAAAATGTTTAGTTTCTTACTTTCTTCCATTGCTTTTTTCTCCTCTCTATATAATTTCATTACTTTTATCTGAATATATATTTCCTTCGCCTTTAGTTGATACTACGAAGTTATCTAAAACTTCAATCCCAACTATTGCACCGACATCTTCAGCACGTTTAAATAGCTTGTAATCTTCCATCGATGGTTCTAGGCATCCGCTTGGATGGTTATGCGCTGTCATTATGGCATTTGCACCACATAATATCGCTGCCCTAAACATTTCTCTCATGTGTACTTGTGTAGAATTTAAGGATCCAACGTTTACTAGGTTAATCCCGATTAGCTTAAGTTTTGTATCAAACATCATCACTATAAATCTTTCTTTTTCGTCTTCAAACATTTTAAAATATTGTACTAACATTTCTTTTAACTTATGTGGTTCATTATTTGAATTGTTTGCACTATTTTCCAAATATTTCGCGGCTAGCTTTTCTCTGCCGTCATATTTAACTTCAGTTTCTCTAACTCTAATACTAATGTCTTTTACTATCATTCTTTTACTCCTCCTAAATTTTTATTTTATTTCTTCCATACCTATAAGTTTGCAGTTGTTTAAAATCGTCGCTTTGTCATCTGCTTTTATATAAAGTTTATTTTCTGCAAGACTAAAACATGATTCTAATTTTTTAGCAATCATCGTTTGAGGCATTTCTCCTATTCTCGTTTTTTGCGTGTAGTGTATAAGTACATTCATATCAATCACCTGTAAATCGCGTTGATGCTATTAAAACTCGTCGAGATCCACCATATTATTAGCGCTATTTCTGCAGCTATCAACACTACATCAATCGCGTAAACTATTAAGTAAGCTGTATTTTTAGCTATTTTCTTAAATCTTGCTTTTTTCATTCTAAACTCCTACCTTCCACACGTACTCTTTTCCGTACTTTTCAAAATAGTATTCTTCAAATTCTTTTCTATGCTCTTCCGTCTTAAAATATTCTCTGATGTCTTGTGCAATATATCTTGCAAATAGTTTTGCATCTCCCTCTTTTAATTCCATTACTTTTTTCTCCTTTTAAAAATAATATTTTTAGTTTAACTAAAGACCTAAGGCAATAAAAAATCATCCATCTTAAGCTTGTAAAGATAAGATAGTTCTTTTAATTTTACTGCTGGTATTTTATTATGTCCTAACTCCCAGTTAGTTACAGTAACTTCATGGACATTAACTTTGTCAGCAACTTGTTTTTGAGTATATCCTGCATTAATTCTTGCGCCCTTAAGTGTTAATTTCATAAGGTCACCCCCTTTGTTATTTATATTATATTATAGTTTAACTAAAAAGTCAAGTACTTTTTTTAATTTTTCTAAACTTTTTTCATTTTTTTATTGTAATTCTTTTAGTTTAGTTATATAATATATACAAAGAGGTGATCTAA